TTATTGTATACCATAAAATCCCAAAGAAATCGCAATCTTTAGGGATGTAAGTGAAAAAATATTTGAGGGAAAATATGGCTCAAAAACCTAAAAATGAAGAGAAGTTCTATACAGCCCAAGAAGTGGCAGTTGCTGTCCTTAAAAAGACACACGAAATGCTTAAGGCCGCTCAATTGGCTAAAGCAAACACTTCTCATGAAATCGAACCTGGTGGTGAGCCATCAAATGACGATGCTGAAGCACCTGCTTATTTGGCTGAAGCTGACATCGAAAACTCTGGTGGTCATGAAGATCGTAAGGGTGGAAAAAAACAAGCTAAACCTGCATCAGCTGATAAAGATGGTGACGGTGATGTAGACGGTGCTGACGCTATGGCAGCTGCTGATAAAGACGGCGACGGCGATATTGATGGTGCTGATGCTATGGAAGCTGAAGAAGAGGCTTCTGGACAAGATCTTGATGGTGACAAGGAAGCTGGTGAAGCTCCCGAACACAAAGCAAAGATTGACGCTGCTGCTAAATCAAAACCTTCTGATGATTCAAGTAAAGAAGACAAGATTAAAGCTGCTGTAGGTGGAGATAAAAAACCTCCATTTGCAAAATCAGAAACTGAAAAATGTGGTGAAATGCGACCAAGCCTGAAGAAATTCATGCTACAACGCAAAATGAAAAAAGCTGGTAATTCAGACGAGCAAGCTGCGGCTAAATTAGCCGACGCTCCACCGGTAGAAACACCGGCACAGCAAGTCAAGAAAGACCCAAAACTTGAGATGGAAAAAAACAAATCGGTGGAAAAACTAATGGGAATCGCACCGAAGGCTGGTAAATAATGGCTAAAAAACAAGAAACCCAAGAATTGTCGCCTGCTGAAGTGCGACGAGCTAATCACGAAGCAAAGATGCAGGCCAAAAAACTTGTAGATGCTTCGAGAGAAGAATTTAGGACTTACTTTGTTGAATTAAAAAGAAAGTTAAACCTTGCGCCTGAAATTGAAGATGTAATGTGGTTACATTTGAAAGCAATAGGTATGAACCAAAAAGAAAAATTCAACGAAGGCGTAAAACACTTCGGATATAAGATTTAAGGCAAGGAGAGTTAAAAAATGGCACAAAGACTAACTACCGATACAGTAAACACTAACAGACCTGGTTCGTATTTTGACGTTAATGTCAAATCCACACCAGTAGGTGTTGCTAGTTCTGGAAACATCGTAATCATGGGCGAGGCTTCTGGTGGAGCTGCTTCTAAAGGTATCGATTCAGCAAATGGTGATTTACTGAAAGATAACTTCTATACACCAGATCAATTGCAAGAAGTGCAAAAGAAATATATCAGCGGTCCAATCGTTGATGCTTTCCGAGCATTAGCTTCTCCTTCTTCTGATGCAAACATCAGTGGAGCTGCTAACAGAATTTATATTTCTAAAACCAACATTAGCGGTAAAGCACAGGCTATTATCCCTACCAACTACGGTACTTTAAAAGACAAGAACTGGGGTTTAGATGGAAACAAATACTCTTATCAAGTATTTCAATCTATTTCCGAGGTTGCTCCTAGTATTACAGGTTCTGTAATCTCTGCTTTCGGTGCTGCTTTAAATGGTTTAAACTTTGCCATCCGTTTAAACGGTGGAGCTTCTGCTTCTGTAACATTGAGCAACACTCCTGCTGACCATGCTGACCTTGCTACTTTGATTGTAGAATTAAATGCCTTATTACCTGCTGGTATCGAAGCTTCTGCTGGAACTGCAACTGATACATTAAAATTTACAATGGATGCTGATGCAAATGCTAACTTAAAAGGTTGGGGTAAAGCTTTTGAGCTTATCGACTCTACACCTGGTGATTTAGATGCTATTGGCCATGATCCAGGATTAAATGTTTCTGCCCAAGAACCTGAAGTTGAACTTGACATTAATAGACAAGACAACAACACCAATGAGGCTTTCCTTGTTGCTGCTGAAATCGCTCTATTAATTGGATACGAAGGAACTACTGCAACTGTAACTATCTCTGATAGTACATTGTCTACTACCGTAACTGGTGGTTCTGGTGCAAACTTATCAATCAGCTTAAATCAATATTTGACATTATCTGATCTAGCTGCGTATATCAATTCACAAACAGGATACACTTGCTCTGTTGTTGCTGCTTCTACACAAACATCACCAGTTGCATTGGACAACATGTCGGCTCAGCCAATCTGTTCAACAGCTGCTGATTTGACTCCAGGTCGAATCAAAAAAGCTGCTGCAAATTTTGCAAAAGCTGCTGGTCAATCTGCTGCACTTAGCTATTCCGCTACTGCAACAGCTGGATTGCCACTTCCAATGGCTTCAAAGGTATTTTTATCTGGTGGTTCTAAAGGAAGTACTTCAGCTGCAAATATCGTATCTGCGGTTACAGAAATGGAAAGCATTGATGTAAATTTTGTTGTTCCTTTATTTAGTCGAGATGCTTCTGAAGATATCGCCGAAGGATTATCAGAATCTGGTTCTACATATACTATCGATGCTGTAAATGCATTGGTTAAGAGTCACGTACTTAAAATGTCAACTTCTAAGATCAAAAAGCACAGATCTGCTTTCTTATCTTTCTGGGGTTCTTATGCTGACGCTAAGTCTCGCGCTCAATCATTAGCAAATGCTCGTGTTTCATTGGCTATGCAAAAAACTAGTCAAGCAAATTCACAAGGTGTGGTCGTAAACCAATTGCCTTGGCACACTGCAGCTATCGCTGCTGGAATGCAAGCTGCTGGATTCTATAAATCTATCACTAATAAGTTTGCAAATGTAATTGCTTACACAGACCCTTCTGGTTTTGATTCAGGCTCTCCTGGTCAAATCGAAGAAGCTTTGGATGCTGGATTGCTTTTCATGGAAAAAGCAGTTGTTGGTGTTAAATGGGTTAGTGATCAAACTACTTATGGTATTGATACAAACTTCGTTTACAACTCAATCCAAGCTATGTATGCTGCTGATTTAGTTGCTCTTGATTTAGCTGCAAGTTTTCAAGTTGCTTTCGTTGGTCAATCTTTGGCTGATGTAGATGCTTCTACTGCAATTGCTTTCTTGGCTTCTAAAATGGACCAATATAAAAAACAAAAATTGATTGCTGCTTCTGACGACGCTCCTTTGGGATTCAAAAATGCTAAAGTTAAGATTTCAGGTCCAATCATGGAAGTGAAAGTTGAAATCAAGCTTGCTACTGCAATCTTGTTCATCCCAATTAACATTGACATCAGCCAAGTTCAAAGTGCTGCGTAATAGATAGGAGATTTAAAACATGGCAAAAGCAAAAGTTTTTACAGGTGCGAGAGCTAAAGTATACGTTGATAACGTATTGGTTGGTATCTTTGACAGCTGTTCATACGCGGTAAACATCGGAGCTGAAGCAATCCACATTCTGGGTCGCTACAGTCCTGCTGAAATTACACAAACATCTTACGAAGCTGTAACAGTTAACTGTTCTGGCTTCCGAATTATCGGTAATGGTGGACACGTTCTACCTAAAGTACCTAAGTTGCAAGATTTGTTAAATCTTGAAACAATCACACTAGCAATGCTTGATCGTCAAGATCAATCAAACACTCCAGTGATGATTGTTCAGAACTGCATTCCAATTAACTACTCAACTGGTGCAAATGGAAAAGCTACTTCAAGAATTCAAATCACATACATGGGAACGCACGCTTCTGATGAGTCTGGTGCTCAAGATGAAGGTGGAGCGGTTAATCTTCCGTAATCGCTAGATAAGGTGGTCCTGTATGCCAAATACAGAAGAATTAAGATATATTCGCGAACTTCTTAAAGAGGTTCGCGATGATCAAAAAAGACACGGAAATGAATTAGCTAAACAAAGTGTTTATTTAGAACAAATGGACATGGATGTAAAAGAGCTAAAAACTACCGTGAGTATCAATACAAAAGATATTGCACATCATATTAAAAGAACTGATGATTTACAAGATTTATATCAATCATACGTGACTAAAATTGATCAGTCACATGAAAGATTAAATAAACTTGAAGAACCGGTGAAAGCTAAGGCATGGGTCAAGGCTCATTTGGTTTCAATCATTTCTGTGCTTACAGCTATCGCTAGTATCGTGGCGCTGGTACTTGAACACACAAGCAAGTAACTAAAGACGATTAACGCAGCCGAAGGGTCGGCTGTTAGAGGTTTGGAAATGGCTAATGAAAGATTATGGGATTCCATAGGCCCTATTGCATTTACTGCTAATGGTGGTCAAGATGGTGTCGTTACACTTATATCTACATCTGGATTGCGTGTAAAACAGCAAGTTAAGATCTATTCTGCCGCAAAACAACCCCTTGCTGATAAATTAGAAATCAAAAAAATTCTAACGCCTACCAAAGCCATCGTCGGCAAAATTGTGTCGACCGGTGAGTTTATGAACAGGGTTAATCTGTCAGACTATCTACTTGCTGACAGCGCGTCTCTTACGGTTATTGCCGATCAAGAGAGAAAATCACCACGACCAGAAGACATTCTTAAGGCTATTTACGAACAAGAGCCTGTTGTTGCCATTCGCACCTTTGGTGTCGATGAATTTGGTAATCCATGGACCAATGAAAATCCATTGCCAACTACAGCCACAATTTCTGGTGATGTAACCATTGGAACTGATGGTTACAACCAAACGTCTCCAGACTCAATGAATGTTACAGGATCTGAAAACGGTGCTGAAAACGGAATTAAACATTCTTTAAGAGTAGATAGTGACCTTGATTTAAGGGTCGGCATAAGCAATGGAAACAATAAGGCTGGTGTAAATATATCTGGTGAATTGTCCGTTATCGATTCTGCTGCCAGAACGTCTTTACAAAATATTCTAAATGCTTTGTTGTCGGGAACACTCTCTGTTTCTGATGCAAACGCCCACGCCCTGTTAACAACGGTTATTGCTGGTCTTGTTTCGATTGATGCAGGCATTCCAGCATCACTTGGTCAACAAACTCAAGCAGCATCAATGCCTGTAACCATTGCAAGCGATCAAACACCCATTCCAATTAGTGGTGAAATCACAGCAGTTCTTGAAGACGAACCAATTAGGGTCTCTGGAACTGAAAATGGCCAACCAAACGGAACAGAATTCACTTTTGTAAACAACTTAAGGTTGCAAATTTTGGCAGCTAAAGATCGAGATCAAGAAATTGCGTATGCTGATTTTGGAAATAAGAATCAAAGAGTTACACAAATAGATTATACCGCACCAAGCATAGGCACTGGTCCAGGATTTACGGCTAGAAAAACTTTAACATATACTCTCGTCGGCAACCTATATCGACGTGACAACATTACATGGTCTATAGTTTAAGGAGATCAAATGAAATACATTAAGGCTGATTTACTTGCAGACGTGGTTGGTGTATACGACCAAACCAAAACAACTCGTCAGGGTAGAGCCAATACAAAAACAGTAAACTCCCAAACTGTTATTGGACCACCACTAAATAGATTTATTGATGTATTCAACGATACAGCACCTACTTCACAGGTAACTCCTATTTTGTCATTTCTGTCTTCAAACGGAAGGACTTTTTCAATAGGAGCAGAGGCAGGCGGTATTATTCCAATTAGCTTGCACTCAGTTAACTTAACAACTGGTGTGTCTGCATTTGTTGGAACAATCAGAGTTGCCGTAGCAGATCTTGCAGCGACAACACATACTCTTAGAAGTCTTAAGGTTATAGACACAGGTGTAACTGGTTGGAGAATCTTTATTACAACTTCCGGTTCTGTTGCAATCAACGGTGGTCTGTATTGCGTTAACAACGTGGATTTAGCCGATTTCTTAGCTGTAGGTCCAGGAACGCTATTTCCATCAGCAACAGGCTCAAATCAAAAAGCAACTTATTTTCTACAAGACCCATCAAACATTGGTGTTGGTCAACTAAACATTGCTTCTGTTGGCTCTATGCTTGATGTAGCAAACAATAGAATTTATGTTCATAATGGTGTGTCTGCAACTCACCAATATTATGTGTACAGTACAAATGCAACCCTAAACTGTCCTTTATCTGTGGGATTAACCATTGATGCAACAACAGACAGGGTCACACATACCGCACATGGATATGTAGACAACACACCTATTTTTGTAACCAATCTTTCTGGTGGTGCCGGATTAACAAACAACACTGTTTATTTCGTAAGAAACTCGACAGTAAACGATTATCAGCTGTCGACTACAACTGGTGGTGCTGCTATCAATATCACAACAAATGGAACGGCAGATATTTGTCGTGCATTTGGAACAACTGGAGATGCCTGGGTTCACAAGACTGGTAACTTACCTGCCTTAGCCGGTACCCTCGTTGGTCTTGACTCAGAGGACTATGCGTTGCCAGGACACACCGCAAATTCTGGTTTTCCCTGTGTTTTCTTATGCACAACAACAAATTTATATTTGGGTAGGATTTCAGATTTAACATCTGGTGCCGTTACATGGCCATCACTGGTAACGTCCAACATTTTAGGAACTGTCAATCAAATTACAGCGCCCACAGTTGCCCAGGCTACATGGAGCAATATTTTAGACAGAGCTGTTTATTTGACAAATACCAATATTTTGGTCATGAAACAAGTTGTCAACAATAGTATTGATAAAATTTTTGGTAGAAACAGCAATATTTATAGAGAAGCTGTACCA